CCCTGATAACAGTTGGCAGGTGATCTATGCCGTTTGAAACCCCTTCGCTGCCGGTGCTGATCAAACGCACCCAAAGCGACCTGGCCAGCGATTCGCTGCGCCAGTCCGATGCCCAGGTTCTGGCGCGTACCCTGAGTGGTGCGGCGTTCGGCCTGTACGGTTATCTCGATTGGATCGCTGAGCAGATCCTGCCGGATACCGCTGATGAATCCACCCTGGAGCGCATTGCCGCGTTGCGCTTGAACCAGGCGCGCAAGGCTGCGGTGGCGGCCACTGGCAGCGTGAGTTTTACCGCCGCGGCGGGCGCGGTGCTGGATGTGGACACGGTGCTGCAAGCCAGTGATGGGCGCAGCTTCAAAGTCACTGCTGCCGGCACGACCCACGCCGGCCTCAACACCACCACGGTGCAGGCGATTGATGCCGGCACTCTGGGCAACGCTGATGCTGGGTTGAGCCTGATCGCGGTGCAGCCGCTGCAAGGCATTGGCTCGACCTTTACCGTGCTGGCGCCGGGGCTGACCGGCGGTGTGGCGCGAGAAACATTGGAGTCGCTGCGGGCGCGGGTGATTCGTTCCTACCGGGTTATTCCCCAGGGCGGTTCGGCGCAGGATTACGAGACATGGTCACTCGAAGTGCCCGGGATTACCCGAGCGTGGTGTCGCGGCAATTACCTCGGGCCGGGGACGGTGGGGGTGTTCGTGATGCGTGATGACGACCCGCAACCGATCCCGAATGCAGCGCAGTTGGCGCAGGTGCAAGCCCATATCGAACCGCTGCGGCCGGTGACGGCTGATGTGTATGTGTTGGCGCCCGTGATGAAACCGGTGGCTTATCAGCTGCGGCTGACACCCGACACCAGCGCCGTGCGTGCGGCGGTCGAGGCGCAACTGCGGGACTTGCACAACCGTGAGGCGGGGCTGGGTGAGACCTTGTTGCTGACCCATATCGCCGAAGCCATCAGCACTGCGACCGGTGAGACCGATCACACACTGACAAGCCCGCTGGCGGACGTTACGGCAGCGACGAATCAGTTGCTGGTGTTCGGAGGTATCACATGGCTGGAGTAAGGACCGCTGGCCAGTATCAAGAACAACTGATCGCTTTGTTGCCCAGCGGTCCGGCCTGGGATCTGGAGACGGTGCCGCAGTTGGAGACGGTGCTCAAAGGCATCGCCGAAGAACTCACGCGCATCGACGCCCGGGCCTGCGACCTGCAAAACGAAATGGACCCGGTGACGGTCAGCGAACTGGTGCCCGAGTGGGAAAGGGTGATGCAACTGCCCGACCCTTGCCTGGGCTTGAGTCCGCTGTACGACGACCGTCGCCTGGCAGTGCGTCGACGCCTGTTGGCGGTGGGCAGCCAGCGCGCCGCGTTTTACATCGAAATTGCCCGCAGCCAGGGCTATCCGGACGCCAGTGTCACTGAGCATCGCGCCCCGCGCATGGGCCGCTCGCGGTTTGGTGCCGCGCATTTCGGCACCTGGCAGGCGCACTTCATGTGGACCCTTAACACCGGCGGCCGCCAGCACCTGGGGCGGCGGTTTGGGGCGAGTTATTGGGGAGAGCGGTTTGGCGTCAATCCGGGGAACGCCCTGGAGTGCCTGATTCATCGCAGCGCACCTGCGCATACGCAGGTGTACATCAATTATGACTAGAGGATAGAAGCGTGGATTATCCAAAGAGTGTGCCCAGCGTTGGGCTGGTGAATGGCAAGTTTGTGGATGAAAACCCGGTGACGGGGACGCCGGGGAGTTTGATTCCGGCGGCGTGGGGGAATGGGGTTACGCAGGAGATAGTTAACGCAATTACTGCGGCCGGTTTAGCGCCGAACGAGTCTCAAAATAATCAGCTGACGTTAGCGATTAAAGAATTGGCGAAGCTGGACCCGCAGCAAAATTTTCCGGCTCAGGTTTATCGCAAGAATCTGGTCATCAATGGCGGGTTTGATATTTGGCAACGAGGTGTGGTCAACGTTGGGCCCAATGTAGGCGGGTTTCTTGCCGACCGATTTCGTTGTGATTGGGACGGCGCTGCCGGGGTGAACATTTCTCGGCAGAGCTTCGCACCGGGCCAGACTGATGTTCCCAACGAACCGCGATTTTTTTTGCGTTGGCAGCAGGTGACAACCGGTTCGGGGTCAACCACTCATAAGATTTCACAAAAAATTGAGTCAGTAAGAACGCTGGCTGGAAAAGTGGCGACGATTTCGTTTTGGGTTCGTGGTGATGCGGCGCGTCGGGTGACCTTTTCGATTACGCAGTACTTCGGCAATGGTGGATCTGTTCCCGCCACTATGTCGGTTAACTCGTTTCAAGTGACTAATGGTTGGACGAAGTGCCAGGCGACGTTTCAAGTTCCGTCCATTGCTGGCAAGACGTTGGGCGCTGGAGATAACGACTGCCTGCGGATTGAGTTTGATCTTGCATTGAATGCACTGCAAACGATCGACGTTGCGCAGGTGCAGTTGGAGGAAGGACCCGTAGCCACTCTGTTTGAGCGAAGACCCATCGGGGAGGAGTTGAGACTTTGTCAGCGCTACTACGAGAAGACCTTTAATCAAGATGTTGTACCTGGTGATTCGACGTCCTCTTCCGCGGGTTCGCTGATTTCAATCGTCATGCAAGGGCAGGTGGCTTCTTCGGGACAGCCAGCGACTCAGTGGTCTTTCAAGGTCGAGAAGCGTGCTATTCCCAGCACAACGCTCTACCGCGCGTTTGGCTCTGGAGCGCCTGGCCAATGGCGATCTGGCAGTGACCTGGTCTCATCCGGCAATGCGCGAACCTATACCGCATCCACCCGGTCTGTCTGGGTGGATAACACGGATGTTGGTGTGGTCACTCAGTCCTATTACATCCACGCAGCGGCCGATGCCGAGCTTTAGGAGCGTTTTATGAGCTATCAGTTGACACATGATCCAGACACCGTTTTACGCATCATCGATAGAACTACGGTTCCACGGTCTCATCGTTACTGGTCCGAATATGAGCAATGGTTAGAGGCAGGCGGGGTCCCTGCGCCCCAGGACGGCCCTGATGCACAGAGTCTGGAGCGTGATTGGCGGAACTTTCAGATCGAGAGCATCAAGTGGCTACGTGAACGCCATCGAGATGAAGCTGATATGGCGGCGAATACGACGCTGAGTGGCACGCAGTTTTCTGAGTTGCTTGCCTATTTGCAGGAACTTCGAGATTGGCCTCAGGCTTTGGGATTCCCTGAAATAGACAAGCGTCCAAAGGCTCCAGGCTGGATTTCACAGCAGGTGGAGTAATGCCTGACGGAGTTTTTATGCAAATTTCGCAGCTTCAGGCAATTTTGCCCGGCGCCGGCCTTAGAGCCGGCGTTTTTATACCCGCTTTAAACGCCGCCATGGCTCACTACCAGATCACCACCCCCAAACGCATTGCCGCCTTCCTAGCTCAAATTGGCCACGAATCCGGCGAACTGCGTTACGTACGTGAACTGGGCAGCGATCAATACCTGAGCAAATACGACATCGGCACCCTGGCTGCCCGACTCGGCAACTCCCCCGAAGCCGATGGCGACGGCCAGAAGTATCGCGGCCGTGGCCTGATCCAGATCACCGGACGGCGCAACTACCTGGCGTGCAGCCAGGCGTTGTTCGGTGATGAGCGTCTGTTGCAGCAACCGGAGTTGCTGGAGCAGCCGCAATGGGCGTGCGAATTCGCCGCGTGGTTTTGGCAGAGCAATGGCTTGAACGAGCTGGCCGACAACGACCAGTTCACCACCATCACCCGGCGCATCAATGGCGGCCTTAATGGGCTGGATAACCGTCTGCAGTTGTGGGCGCGGGCAAAGGCGGTGCTATGGGCTTCCTGACGTCGTACCGGCTGCTTGGCTTTTTGCTGTTGTTGGCGGTTTCGGCGGCAGTTGCATGGCAGGTACAGGCTTGGCGGTACGGCACGCAACTGGAGCGACTCGAGGCTATGCACGCCGAAGCGCAAAGCCAGCAACAACAGGCCGAACAGGACAAACGGCTGGCACTGGAGCAACAACTCAGTGCCAGCGACCAACAACACGCCCGGGAGCTTTCCGATGCACAACGTGATCAGGCTCACCTGCGGGATCGCCTGGCCACTGCTGATGTGCGGTTGTCAGTCCTTCTCGACACCAGCGACCCCGCCAACCGCTGCGCAATGCCAGCCACCGCCGCCCCCGGCGGCGTGGTTCATGCAGCCCCGCGAGCCCGACTTGACCCGGCGCATGCTCAACGAATTATCGCCATCACCGACGACGGCGATAACGCACTGATCGCCTTGCGCGCCTGCCAGGCATATGTCCGGGCCGTCGCGCGTTAGTCTCTTGTAACTTGCATGGCCCATGGGCTCCTGTAGGGTAGGCAAACGCCCGCGCACTCCAGGAGACGACCGTGAAGGAAATTACTCAACTCGCCGCTGAACTTGGCCGACGCTTGCAGGTTCTGAATGCCCACGTCACTACGGCCGAGTCGTGCACCGGCGGCGGTATCGCCGAGGCGATCACGCGGATTCCCGGCAGTTCGGCCTGGTTCGAAGCCGGTTACGTCACGTATT